TAAATGGCGTCGATGTGATACCGGCCTACCGCCGAGAACTGGTTCTGAATGCGTAGTCCCAGCGCATCGTTGCTCTCGGCATCGGCGCCCTGGGTGGTGATCCACTCCTTGTCATCGTTGCGGGCCGACAAGATGCCGGTAACCGGTTCGCTCAGCAGGTTGTAATAGCCCGGGGCCAGATTCCAGGCCGCGCCCGCGAACTCGGCCTCGCACACCACGCGGGCCACCGCTTCACCGGCCGGGCTCACCACCGCCTGCAGCGCTTTGACCCGGTAGATGGTGCCGTTGATGCGCTCGGTGCTGACCCAGATATCGGCCGGGATGGTGACCGCTTCGCTCGGATTGGCTTTGACGAAGTTGATCACCCCGCGGGTCTTCTGGACCCCCTTGCGGGTCAGGTCCACATCCCATGCCTTGAGGTCGAGATAGGTATCGGTGGCGGTGGCGGCAAAGGTGTTGGGCAGCACATGACCGGCCAAGAGGGTGCGGATAAGCCAGAGCGCCGGGGTGATCACCACGCCGCGCACTAGCCGCCAGAAGGGGCTCACATCGCTGTCGTTGGTAATAAGGGAGCCGGCGGCCTCCACCTCTTTTTTAAGCTCGGCCTCCATGGCCTGCTCGGTGGTCGGCACACCGGTCTCGGCCAGCAGGGCCATAAAATCCACGTTGGGGCGCAGGTTCACAAGGTTACCTCCAGATCGCCAAATTCATAGGTGCGGGCGGTGACCTGCACCCGTTCGGGGGCTTCTTCGCGGATCACGATGGTGCCGGGCACCAGTCGCTCGTCGTTCTCAACCAGCAGCTCGATCTCGGTCATCACATCGGCGCGCAGGGTCGGGCTACGTTCGCCAATGAGCTTGCGGGCCAGCCCCGACTCCATGATCCGGTGCTTGATGTCCTGGCCGATGCTGTGGCGGTCCTGGGTGTAACGGGGCTGGCCGCCGGCATCGAGCAGCCAGGCGCCGTTGACCACCAAAATGTCGATGTACTTGGGTTCACGGTTCAGGGGCTCGCTCATCACGGGGTCTCCAGCCAGGCGTTCTCTGCCATCTGCTCAGGGGTCATCGGGTTCTGGTTGTGCATGTGCACCTCCCCGATACTCAGGTATTTGGGCGGCTTCTGGCTGGCAGTGGTGGCGGCCGCGTTGGCCTGGATCAGCTGCTGACCCAGCCCGCCAGCCGGTACGCGGCTTTGGTTACCCTGGCTAAAGCGGGCGAGGGGGGCGTTGATGTTCTCCTGATTGGGCAGGTTGAGATCCGGCATGCTGCCCATCTCGATATTGACGCCCGGGATCATGTTCAGCTTCTCAACCAGCCAATCCACCGCTTGCCCGAGCAGCTTGAACACACTCCAGTCGGCCATGCTCTTTTTCAGGTCGTCCCAGTAGTAGATGGCCGCCGCCACGGCACCGATCAGCAGCACGATACCCGCCACGATCAGGCTCACAGGGTTGGCATACATGGCGATGTTGACCGCCAGCAGGATGGCGCGAAAGGTCGCCATCCCGGCATTGAGCAGGGCCAGCGGGGCTGTGATGATGGACCAGGCGATACCGAGCCCCAGGGTGGCCAGCTTGGCCAAACCGGCGATCAGCATCCAGGTACCGGTGACCATGCTCAACCCCACGATGGCCAGCAGGGCATAGCTGATGACCTTGGTCAGGTTCGGGAAAAGATGCGTCCAGCGCAGCACCTCGTTGGCGCCATCGGCAAAGACACTCATTACAGCGTTGATGGCGGGCAGTACCACCCCGAACGCGGCGGCGCGAATGGCAAACCAGGCTTGCTCGACCCGCTGCCACTGGTCGGTCATAGCGGCAGCCATCTGCTCGGCCTTACCCATGCCGTGGGTGTTGGCCAGGGCATTGATGTTGGTGGCAAGCCCCTTGGTGTTGATCATCAGGAGCTTGATCATGCTGACCGCCTCATCCGAGCCGAACGCCTTCTTGAGCTCATCCCCTTCGGCCACGCTCAGGGTGTCGCCATAGCGCGCCTTGAGTTTGTCCAGCATGGTGAGCACCGGCAGCATGTTGCCCGCGGCATCGGTGAACTGGATACCGAGCGCCTTCTGGGCATTGCCGACCCCGGCCAGAAACGCCTTGAACTTGGTACCGGCCTCGCCGCCACTCATGGTGGCCTGCAGCTGGCCGAGCACGGCGAACTGTTCATCCATCGCGATGCCGGCGGCGGTGGCGTTGGCGCCGATTGCCCCGAACGCATCGGCCATGCCTTGGCCGGTGGTCTTGAACAGTTGCACCGCGAGCGCGGTCTTGCCGGCCACATCCTCGACCCAGTTGGCCTTGCCCATCTCTTTGGCCTGCTGCTCGAAGATGCCGTACATGGTCCCCATGTAGTTGGTGATGGTGGCGGTGTCGGCCTTGGTCGCCTTGGCCAGGGTGGTGGAGGCGCGGGTAAAGGCGGGCAGCTCGTTACCTTCGAGCCCAGCAATCGCCGACTGGATATCGTAGGAGGAGCGGACAATCTCGGTGGCCGACTCCCCGTACTGGATAGAGAGCTTTAACGCTTCACGTCCAAGCGCCCCGAGCACCTCCTTTTGCACATCGAGCGAGGCCACCTCGGCTAGCGCCCGATCCATTTCGATGGCAGGGCCCAAGGCAGACTGGATCGCCATGCCACCGGCGGCCACCGTAGTGGCCCCCATTGCCATGCTGTTCCAGCCCTGACGGCCGGCCTTGCTGACCTTGTCCATCTGGGCATTGATGCCAGCAAGGGGCTTGGTGACCTGATCCACCAAAGCCACCTGCATCATCAATTTTTCCATCCAGGCCATAGGTCGTTATCCGTTGAATGCGTTGGCGATGCCCTCGGCCACCGCAGCGGCGTAGGACTCCCGAACGTGTCGGTCTAACCAGAGGGCGCGGGCTAGGCTGTCGATGTCGTCTTCGTCATGGGGCAGGTAGTGGCGCCGCAGCGCCAGCGCCTGCTCCAAGTGATTGCGCTCGATAGCCTCGGCGCGCGCCGTCAGTTTTTTACGGTGATCTCCAGATCGGGGGCGAAATGCTGGTTAATGGCGCCCGCCAACTGCAGCGCCGCGCCCGGGCGTTTGAGCAGCTCATCGAGCGCCTCTTTGCTCTCCTGGCAGACGATCTTTTTCAGGTAGTTGTGGGCCGGTGCTACCTTGTCGCTTGGCATCATGTCGTTGATAAAGCCGTTGTAGGCCACCATGGTGGGGGCGAATTTCAGCTCTTTGCCAGCAACGTCCAGGGTGATGATCGGAGTGGTCATGGGGTGGTTTCCTCTTGTTCAATCCAATGGTTCAGGGTGTTGATTTGGGTCTGGCAGCGGCGCAGCGCCATCTGCAGGGGGGGGATAAACCGCACGGCGTCGCCGTAGGTGCGCCCCGTGAAATCAGGCTCCGGGCAGTGGGGCACCAGCCCTGGCGGCGGTAGCCGCTTGATGACTTGCGTTTGCATCACGGTCTGGGGCTGGTTGGAGCAGGCGCAGAGCAGCGTCAGGCAGAGGCTCACTAGCGCAGTTCGGGCGGCCAGTCGGCGGCGTGGCCAAGGCTTGTTCCAGTTCATATGCTGTCTTCCTGTTCTGTTGGTCGAGCTCGGCCAGGGCGGCGTTCTGGGTATCCAGCAACTTGCGCAGCCCCGCGGCATCGCGCTGCAGTGTCGCCAGCTGACTGGCCTGCAGCTGGTTGGTCTGCTGCAGGGTGTTGATGGTCTCGTTGGCGGTGGCGAGCGCCTTGCCCCAGCTCTCCAGCATCCGGTTGCCAAGAAACAGGGCGGCGCCCATCACCAGCACCAGGACCAGCAGCACATTGGAGAGCAGTGCCTTGAAGGTGCTCATGCCAGCACCCCGCCGAACTCTATGAATTTGGCCAGCAGGTCGGCCAGTTGGTGCTCGCGCTGACCGTAACCTGCCCCTGGCAGGCTGGCCCAGATGTTGGCGCACTTGGCCACCGCCTCGCGGATGCGCCCTTTAAGCACATCGTCCAGCGCCTTGCGTTCGCGAATAAGCTGGATAGCCCAGGCATCTTGCGACTCGGGGCCAAAGTCCGGCAGAGCGAGCTGGTCGCGGTAGTGGGCCCAGTGCTTTGACAGGAACTGATAGCGGCCAGCCGCGGTGCTGCTCAGGGTCTTGTTGACCTGCACCAGCACGTTCGGGTGGGTGGCGTAGCTCTCAAAGAACCCCGCCGGATTGACCAGCTTGTTGTACCCGTCATCGCCCCGGCCCTTGGTGCCCTCGGCATAGGCAATCATGTCGAGAAACGCGGCCACCTGCGGGTGGCAGTGACTACGCGGCATCGTTGTTCCCCCTTTTGTTCAGCACGGTCTTGGCCTTTTCGCGGATGATGTCCACCCCGAGCAGCCCCACCACGCCCCCGATAAAGGGGGCTGCCTCGTAAGGAACGCCGAGCAGGGTGGTGCCCGACGCCGCGGCCAGGGTGATGAGGCCGCACAGGGTTGATTCGATCAGACGGCGGCGCCCGCTGCCGCCGTCATAGGTGATGCGCATGAAGGAGATGCTCAGCGCCAGCAATGCCCCGGACACGGCGGGCCAGTTGTCCATCAGCCAGGCCATCAGGGCAGCCCAGAGGGTGGGGTCTTTGTTCGGCATAGGGTTCATATCCCGTTCTCGTTATTGCCCGCGTCTCTCGGCGCGGCCCTGGCAGGGGACGCACAGCCGCACCCCTGGCACATGTTGGCGGCGTGCTGCCGGGATGGGGTCGTCGCACTCTTCGCAGTGGTGCCGGCTCTCCCCCTGGTAGCGCCCTTTGCCCACCTGGTTGGCCAGATGCACGGCCAGCATTCGGGCGGCGTGGCTGTTTGCGCGGTCGATATCGTCCACCTGGTCCCCTTACCCTTTGAGGTGGCGGGTGTCGTCATCCGAGAGGTACGGCACGCCATTGATGTGAACGAAGTCGGGGGAGGTGACGATGCCCTTGAGCTTGTGCACCCCCTTGCTGCCTCCTTTGGGGTCGATGTCGAGCAGGTCGGCGATCTGCAGCTTCACCCCGAAGGCCTCCACCTTCATGGTTTCGTCGCCGGTGTCGGCGTAGAACAGCACATCGTCCGGTTTTAGCCCGCGCCAGCTGCCGGCCCGTCTGGCGGCATCGCTCAGCAGCTTGAAGTTCTTGGCATCGAGCTCGAACTCGCACTCGGCCGATACCTCACCGTCCACATAGCCGTCAGGGATGCCGCGGGTTTGCGCCACGGCGCTGCTGTCGGTGATGGTGAGGCTGGCCTTCTCGACGTGCACCATGGTGCCCAGCAGTTCAATGTCGAAGCTCTGCCCTGAAATGCGTCTGGTCATGGGTTAGCCCTCCCCATTGGTGAGGCTCAGATCGAGCATGATGTTGATGGTGATCCCCTTGGGGCAGTCCATGGTGCGGATCACCACGTAGACGGAGACGTGGTTTTTGTCGGTCCATTGGATAGCGATATCGCCATCCCGAGGGGAGG